CATGGTGCTGACTTCGAACTTGAAGCCTCCCCAGTTGCGTGAGCAGGTGGGCGCGCGGGCAGTGAGCCGGTTGGTTGAGGCGTGCGCGTGGATTGAGATGCAGGGCGAAGACTACCGGCTCGGGAGAAAGGGGGGCGAAAGATGAAGCCCTCGGAAAAGATCGGCCGCGAGGGGAAGCTGCGCAAGGGCTTCAAGACCCTGGACGGCGGGGTCTTCAAGGCCGGGGAAGTGGTGCGAGTGGAGCGGGCGGGATCGCGGGGGCTCACGGTGTCGAAGCCGGCACCGGTGTTCTTCGCCAAGGGAACCGTGAGAGACGGCCGGTTGTGGGCCAGCCGTGTACCCAGCCACTACGTGGACGTGGCAGGGGAGTAGGGCAACCCGAGATACAGGAGGACGACGATGGGACTTCTCAACGGCAGCATCGGCATGCGGCGCTACGCGATCGCAGACGGGGACCCCGAGGAGATCGGGTACAAGACGCAGGAGATCCAGGCGCACGCCTTCCGGGGCTTCGCCGAGGAAGACGAGCGGGAGATGGTGGCCGGATGGCTCCCCCTGACGGACGAGGGGGACTTCGCCGACCGCAACGGCTGGCTGGTGGATGGGCGCTTCGGTTTCCTGCGCCTGCGCACGGACACGCGCACGGTGCCGGCCTACCTGCTCCGGGAGGTGTCCCGCGAGATGGAGCGCGAGTGGAAGTCCCGCGCGGGCCGGGAGGACCTGACCCGCGCTGAGCGAAACGAGATTCAGGTCATCGCCTACGGGCGGCTCCTGGCCCGGGCCCTGCCCCGGACGCGCCTCACGGACGTGATGGTGGACCTGGAATCGGACGCGGTGGCGTTCCTGAACACGGGGGACGCGGCCAACGACGTCTTTCGGGCGCTCTTCGAGAAGACCTTCGGCGTGAAACTGCGGCACCTCTCGCCCGGGGCCGCCGCGCTCGCGTGCTTCCCCTGGGAGGCTCACGGGGCGCGCTGGAACAAGCTCTTCGGCGGGGGAGAGCCCGCGGCGGTGCTGCGATACCTGCCGGAGCGAGGGTGGGCGCCGGACTTCCTGACCTGGCTGTGGTTCCGCACGGAGAGCGAGAACGGCGAGCTCGAGCCGCAGGTCGCAGGGAAGGTGGTGTTGTGGGTGGAAGACCGGCTGCGGCTGGTGGGAATGGACGGGGAGAGCCACGACGTGACGCTCAAGACCGGCGACGTGGGGAAGTCTGCGGAGGCTGCCTCGGCGTTGGGCGGCAAGAAACAGACGGCGGAAGCCCGTTTCGGGATGATCCGGGAGGACCGGGAGTACCGCTTCCTCGTGAAGGCGGAGACCTTCGACCTGTGCGGGCTCAAGGCGCCCAAGGCATCGGTGGAAGGCGACGATGCCGACGCCTGGAAGGCGGCCGCCTTGGTTCGCGCCAACGGTCTGGCCGAGGTGGCGCAGGTCCTGGACTGCCTCTACGCCGAGTACCTGGAACTGCGGCTCTCGGGCGCCTGGGAGCGCGCGACGCACCCGGAGATGCAGCGCTGGGCCGAAGCCAAGGCCCAGGTCCAGGGCTGAGCGATGCCGCGCCCCTGCACCGGACCACGCCGCCGCACCCGGCCCGTGCACCGCGAGGACGCGGAGCAGGCGAGCGTGGTCCGGTGGGCCAACCTCAACGCCGGCCGCGTGCCGGCGCTTTCCCTACTGTTTCACGTGCCCAATGGAGGAGGGCGAAACCCCAGAGAAGCCGCGAGACTCAAGGGGTTGGGGGTGCGCCGGGGGGTGCCGGACCTTTGGCTCCCCGTGGCCCGCGGCGGCCACCATGGCCTCGTGATCGAACTCAAGGCCCCCGGGGGAACGACCACGGCAGAGCAGCGCCAATGGATCGACCGACTGCGGGCGCAGGGCTACCGCGCCGAGGTCTGCCACGGATGGCATGCGGCGACCACTCTCCTGGCGGAGTACCTGGGAGTATGAGCCGCAACCCGGCGCGCAGCCAGAGGCTGGCCGCTTTCTACGAGGCGGTGCGCCTCAAGAAGCCGCTGCCTGTGTTTTGCCCACGCTGCGGGCGGCTCGTGGCCCTGGTGTGGGGCACCTACCAAGTGCCGTGCGGCTCATGCGGCGCGCAGGTGTCGGGGGTGCGGCTCTAGGGCCGCGATTGGGGGGCAAGGTCTTGCGGATGAGGCGCACAACGGGTACGGGCAGACGATGATGGGTGCTCCAGAGTGGCTCTTGCTGGGAATGGCGGCGGTGCTGGTAGGCATTGCGTGGGTCTTGCGCGGAGGAAAGCCCTCATGAAACAGGCACAGACGCCCGCCCCTCACGAAAGGGTCAGCCGACTGTGTGGTGCCCGCGCGAAGAGCCGCCCGGGGGGTACGTGCCGCAAGCCGGCGGGATGGGGGACCGACCACGTCGGGGAGGGGCGGTGCAGGATTCACGGCGGGGTCTCCGGCACGCTCAAGCACGGCCGCTACAGCAAGGTGAAGCACACGGCGTTGCGGGAGTTGATCGAACGCCACGAGCAGGACCCGGAGCCGCTCAACATCCACCCCGAGCTCGCCGCCGCGCGGGCGCTTTTCGAGAGCTACATCGACCGGTATCAGGCGTGGGCGGACGCCCTGCTGGCCTGGCACGAGAGCTGGAAGCTGGGGGAGGACAAGGGCAAGCCCACGCAGCTTCCCGACATCGCCGATGCCTACCGGATTCTGTCGGAGGTGACCAAGATCGCAGAGCGCATCGAGAAGGTGCGCTCTGCCAATGCCATCAGCCGGCCGGAGCTCCTGCGCGTGCTCTCGGAGATGAGCCGCACCGTGGACCGGCGCATCGACGAGAGCACGTTGCCAGACGACGAAAAGAAGGTGCTGCGGGGAAAGATCAGCGGTGACTGGGCTGCAATCCGTCTGGCGTGACCATCCGCTCTTCGGCGGGCTCGGCAAGCAGGCCATGCTGGCAGAGGGTCTGCGGCTGGCCTGTTGCGAGCTCGATCAGGAGCACGGCGAGCCGCTGCCCCTGCGGGACTTCGTTCCCCGGGTGTTCGAGACGGTGGACCCCGGCTCCCGGTACCTGCCCAACTGGCACGTGGACCTCATGGCGGAGTACTTGGAGGCCGCTGCGGCTGGGGACCTCCGGCGGCTCGTCATCAACGTGCCGCCGCGCTACCTCAAGAGCATCACGGTCAGTGTTGCCTGGCCGGCGTGGCTCCTCGGTCGGGACCCCTCGGCCCAGATCATGGCGGCGAGCTACTCGGCGGACCTGGCGTTGCAGCACTCGGTGGATTGCCGGCTCGTGGTGACATCGGACTGGTACCGGCACAGGTTCCCCCGGGTGCTCCTGGCCCGGGACCAAAACGAGAAGAGCCGCTTCCAGACCACGGCCCGGGGGCACCGGATCGCCACGAGCGTCGGGGGGTCGGCCACGGGCAGCGGGGGAAACGTCCTCATCGTGGACGACCCGCTCAACCCCAAGCAGGCAGCGAGCGACGCCCAGCGGGAGCACGCGAACACGTGGTTCGACCAGACGTTCTCGACCCGGCTGAACGACAAGAAGTCCGGCGTGATCGTGGTGGTGATGCAGCGGCTGCACGAGCGGGACCTGACCGGGCACCTCTTGGAACAAGGGGGTTGGGAGCACCTGAAGTTGCCGGGGGTGGCGCGGGAGCGGGCAATCATCTGTTTTCGGGAGCCGCTCCCCCCGGAGCGCAGCGCGGGGTTGATCGCCGCCGCAGAGGACGCAGTGCCGGAGCCGTTGCCTCCCCACGTCCAGGAGGCGGACACGGCGCACGTCTACGTCCGCGAGGAGGGGGACATCCTCCACCCGGACCGGGAAGGCCCCGAAGAGATCGCCGACGCCAAGCGCCGCCTCGGCTCCTACGGCTACGCCGGACAGTACGACCAGGACCCCTCGCCGGCCGAAGGCGGGATCATCAAGCGCTGGTGGTGGCGGTGGTGGCAACCCAGAGGCGCGAAGCTGCCACCGGTGCGCGTGCGCAAGGCCGACGGCACGTGGCAGGAGTGGGAGCCGGTGGAGTTGCCCGCGGATCTCGTGGGGCACCTCCAGAGCTGGGACATGGCCTTCAAGGACACCAAAGACAGCGCCTACGTGGTGGGGCAGGTGTGGGCCAAGAAGGGCGCGGACCGCTTCTTCCTGGACCAAGACCGGGAAAAGCGCGACTTCCCCAGGACCCTGGAGGCGGTGGAGGCTCTGTCGCGCAAGTGGGGCCAGACCAAGCTCAAGCTCGTGGAGGACAAGGCCAACGGCCCGGCGGTGATCGCGACCCTCAAGCACAAGATCGCCGGCCTGGTCGCCGAGCCGGTGCACGGGGACAAGCAGGGCCGGCTCATCGCCGCGAGCCCCGCGGTGGAGGCGGGCAACGTGTACCTGCCCCACCCTCACGTGGCGCCGTGGATTTGGGCCTTCGTGGACGAGATCGCCGCGGCCCCCACCGGCAAATATATGGACCAGGCCGACGCCTTCAGCCAGGCGATGTCCCGGCTCGATCGGGGCACGGCGCCGCCGCAAATGCAAAAGCGGCTCTACCGATAGGAGGACACGAGCCATGAGCGAGCACGAAGCAGTCCAAGGACCCGACGGAGAGGAAGAGACGATCTCCCAGGTCATGTTGCCGGACGGGCGCATCTTTCTGGGGAGGGTGGTGGCATGCGTCCCGGAGCAGCTCGTCATCGCGCAGCCGGCCTACGTGGCGGGCGACGGGACGGGCAATGCCGCCATTCAGTGCCTGGAGAAGCCCCACGCGAGCTTTCAGGGGCCGATGCGGATCGCGAACCCCCACAACGTGATTCTCCACGAGCTTGATCCTGCGAGCGAGATCGTCCGCGCGTACCGCGCCGCTCGCTCGGGCATCCACCTGCCCCAGGGCGGGGTGGTGAGGCCACAGACGGACCTGCGCGTAATTTCCAACAAGGGCACACACTGAGCGCCGGCGGGGCCTCCCCGGGCCCGGACGCTCTTTCTCCGGAGGGCCGACGATGGCAGACGACGCGCCGAAGATCCAGACGTTCCACCGGGAGCATACGGTCTACGAAGCCCGCTGGCGCCTCTTCTCCGATACCTACTACGGCGAGGGAGGCTTCGCGGACGGCTCCTACCTCGTGCCCCACCCGGTGGAGCTCGACAACGGCCAGGAGAGCGAGGCGTTCAAGAAGCGAAAGGAGGTGACGAAGTACGAAAACGACGCCGCCTGGATCGTGGACAGCCTGCACTCGCATCTCTTCAAGCGGCCCGTGGCGCGCTCCACGAAGGATGCGGAGCTGGCCGCCTGGCTGGAAGACGTAGACGGCAACGGGACCTCGCTGGGGGATTTTCTCCGGCAGGCGCAGAGGCAGGCGCGGATCTTCGGCCACGTGCTCGTCTTCATGGACCGGCCGAGCTCGAAGGAGCTGGCAGCCAAGGCCGCGGCCGTGGGCACCGTGACGAAGGCCGATGAGCGGGCCGCCGGAGTGGCGCCCTACGTGTACGCCCGGTCGCCCCTCCAGGTGATCGATTGGGCCCGGGACCGCACAGGGGCCTTCGAGTGGGTCAAGGTGCTCGAAACCCACACCGTGTACGGCACGCTGCCCCCGGGGCAGACCGACCCGCTCCTGGAGGCCGGCACGAAGACCTTCACGCGGCTCTGGACCCGCACGGCCACGGAGCTCTGGGACACGAGCGACCCGGAGAAGCCTGTGCTGGTGGACGCCCGGGACCACAACCTGGGCGTGGTGCCGGGCGTGATCCTCTACGCGCAGCACGGCAAGGACGGCGAGCTCTCCGGCAAGAGCGACCTGTGGGACATCGCGCCGATCGCGGTGAAGAAGTTCAATCTGGAGTCCGAGAAGCGAGAGCTCCAGAGAAACAACAGCTTCAACATGCTGACCATCCCGCGCATGGAAGGGGAAGAGGTGGGGGAGCCCGACCCCGAGACGGGCGAGCGGCGCATCTCCGTGGGGTCCGGACGGGTGCTCCTGTTCAACGGGGCAAGCAGCCATGCACCCGCGTTCATCGGGGCCGACGCGTCTCACGTGGAGAGCTACGCCCGCGACATCGCCGCGGCCACGGACCAGATCATGCGGCTCGCGAACATGAAGCAGAAGGGCGGCGTGTCGCAGTCGGGCGTGGCGTGGGCCTTCGACTGGGAGCAGACCAACAACGTGCTGGCGCGCCAGGCGGGCCTGCTCAAGGAGGCGGACATCAAGCTCATCGACCTCTGGCACGTGTGGCAGGCCGGCGCCGCGGACCTCGTGCGCTGGGATGCGGTGGACTACCGGCCGGAGTACCCGGAGACCTTCAGCTACTCGGACGACGCCGAAGAGATCGCCAAGGCCCGGGAGGCGCAAGAGGTGGACTGGGGGAGCGCGATCTTCGAGCGGGAGCTCGCCAAGACCCGGGTGCGCCGGCTCTTGCCGAACCTGCCCAAGGAGACGGTGGCCGAGATCGACGCAGAGATCGATGCGTGGGCCCCCGGGGAAGAGCCGGAGGGTTCGAGCTACGACCCGACCCGCGTGGCTCTGCTCGAAGAGGCCAGGGCCAGAGCGGCGGGAGGTGGCGCGTGAGGAGCGTGCGAGCCGGAGCAGGCTCCTCTTGGAGACGGCCCGCCATGCGGCGGTTCCTGCACATTGCCCACGCCGACATGAACCGGATCATGCTCGGCTCGGTCCCTGGCAAGGGGCTCGTGTTCTGCCAGGTACAGGGCGTGGGAGACAAGGTGCCGCCCAAGATCGTGTGGCAGGAGGGGCAGCGCCTCGGCTGGCGGTTTCGCTGGTGGCTGGCAGGGCGGGTGCTGCGCCTCGTGCTCGGCCGGGCGTAGGATGCGCGTGGTGGCGAACCCGAACAACTGGAGCTGCCTGGCCGCCTGTGCGGCGACGATCGCCGGCAGCTCCGTGGCCGCCTTCGCAACACACGCGGGGCACGACGGCAGCGCGTGCGACGGCTCCTCCGGCCACCCGGACGGGCGGCGAAGCTTCGCCCTGGCAGAGGCGCGCCGCTTCCTGCGACAACACGGCTGGCGCCTGGACTACCTGGGGGGCGGGCCGGGAGTTGCCAAGCACCTCACGAGCTGTCGGGTGGGGCTGGTGTCGCTCCTGCCGGCCACCGGTCCGGCCTATCCGCATTGGGCCGTGTGGGACGGCACGGACCGCGTGCTCCTGGAGGTGGGGCCCTGCCGGCCGGTGGGACCCCGGCCCCTGTCCGAAGTGGTCTCCCGCATCGCCGAGGCATGGGAGGTGAGCCGGCGTGGCGTCGTCTGACCTCTGGGCCGGAGCACATATCTCGGAAGACCTGCGCCGGCACCTGGCCGGGGCCATCCTGCGCAACCAGTCGCTCATCGAAGCCCTCGCCGGCAGGCTCGCCCGGGGCCTGAAGAGCGAGCTCTCCGGGGCGACCTCGGTGACGCAGGAGGCGGAGCAGCGCATTCGGGCTGCACTGGACGCCCTGACCAGTACCAACGCCGACGACCTGCTGCAAGGGCTCGCCGAGGTGGCCCGAGAGGCCCAAGACCGGGTGCTCGTGGGCCTACTCGACCGCATGGGGCTGTCGCGCACGGTGGAGGCGGGCATTCAGCTCCAGAGGCCCAACGAGCTCGCGGCGCGGCTCTTCACGGAGCAGCGCACGGTGGGGCTGCTCTCGGGCAAGCCGGCACAGTTCAGCCTGTCGCAGCATCTTCACGACTTCAACCGCATGAGCAAGGAGGCGTTCACCGGGGAGCTGCGTCGGGTGATCCACGACGGCACCTCGGCGGTGAAGGCGGCCACGCAGCTCCTGGCCCACGACGCCATCACGCCCGTCTCGAACCGCTACGTCGAGGAGATCCGCCAGCGGATGCGGCTGCTCTCGGGCAACCTCTCCCCCGAGACGCGCCAGGAGCTGCGGGAGCTCCTGGGGGAGTACCGCAAGTACGCCAAGGGGCTCACTCGGGCCGGAGAAGCGGGCTTTCAGCACCTGGGAATGCGCGCCGACACCATGCACCTGATCGAGCGGCTGGAGAAGGCGACCACGGTGGAGGCCGTGGAAGCGGCCGTGGACCGGTGGATGGTACAAAAGCAGGTCTACCACGCGAAGGTGGTGGCCCGTACCGAGCTCAACCGCGGCTACACGGAGGCGATGCGGGAGACGGCCCGGAAGAACCCGGCCGTGGTGGGCTGGGAGGTGAAGCTCTCGGGGTCGCACCCACGGCCCGACATCTGCGACGACCTAGCCGGGAAGTACTACTTCGACGGCCGGGAGGGGGGCAAGCAGGGCAGTCCCGACATGGCGTTGCCCCCCTGGCATCCATCGTGCCTGTGCAACTCGAGGCCGATCCTCGACACGGGATACTTCCGCAAGCGGGCCGAAGAGCTGCGGGCGGCTCGGGCGGAGCAGGGATCTTCCCCGGCGGCGGCAGCCGCGACAGGCCAGGGCGCCGCGCCGCCGGCCCTCGATGCCCACACCAAGGAGCGGATCGCCGCCAAGGTGACCAAGGGAGACCTGACGCGGCACCTGGCCGAGAAGACGGGCCTGCCCCGGGAGCGCTTCAAGAATCTGCCCAAGGCGCGCCTGTCCGAGCTTCTGGGAATGGAGGCGGAAGAGGTGAAGGGGGCGCTGGGGCTCCCCACGAACCCCGACTCCTGGAAGCAGGTCGGCAGCCGGCTCGGCTCGAACGAGGGCGGGACCTTCGAAGCCCCGGGCGGCAAGCGCTGGTACGTGAAGTTCTACGGCGATCCCGACCAGGCGCGGGGCGAGGTGGTCGCCGCTCGGGTGTACCGCGAGCTGGGGGTGGAGACCCTGGAGCCGCAGCTCGTCACCATGCGCGGGCGCACCGGGGTGGCCACGGCCTGGCGCGAGGGCTTGCAGCGGCTCACTGCCGAACAGCTCCTGGAGCACAGGGAGGACCTGGCGAAGATTTACCAGGCATCGGTCGTGACGAAGAACTGGGACGTGGTGGGCCTGGACCTGGACAACATCGTGCTCTCGCCCTCGGGGCGGCTCGCGGTGGTCGATACCGGCGGAGCCTTCCGGTTCCGGGCACAGGGTTTGGCAAAGACCTTCGGCCCCGACATCGACGAGGTGCGCACGCTTCGCGACGCGGCGGTCAACCGGGAGGGCGGCCGGGTGTTCGGCGAGCTCTTCCGCCGCGACGTGTGGCTCGAGGCTCAGGGTGCCCAGCCGGTGCTCGGGCTCAAGAAGTCGGGCGTGGAGGCGATGTTCCGGGAGGCCGGCTTCGGGGAAGGCGACGTCAAGGAGCTGACCGGTTCCCTCTGGGCCCGCCGGCAAGCCCTCATCGACCGCTATGACCTCCAGGGAAAGCTCACGTACCCGGGCTTCGGGAAGCACCTGGAGGAGTTCAAGAAGTGGGAGCGCGGCATCTTCGAGACGGCGCAGGAAGCCACGAACACGACCCCGATACTTGTGAACCGGTTCGAGTCGTACGTGGCCCAGAGGTTTGGTCCGGAAGGCCAGACGGCGCTCAAGAGGTGGTTCAACGAATGGAGCGGCTCGTCTCGGACAACGCCCGCGGCCGGTCTGGTGAAGGACTGGACGCACGAACGGATGGGGGTGCGGCCGGGGTACCACAACGGAGAGGTGGGGGCAGGAGCGCGGCGGGTCGCGAGCGAACACGCATCGCGAGTGGAACGGGCTTCGCGGTTGAGCAAGACCAAGCTCTTCGAGCTCCTGGATGCGGAATACGAGTTCCATCAGTACTACCTGCGGCGGGTGCACGGCTGGGACGAGTTCGAAGTCGTTCGGGAGATGGACTCAAGGGAGCTTCGCGCTACCGTGTCCAGAGGGTGGTGGGAGGCCGGTAGCGCAACGTGCACGGCGCACCCGCGGGGCGTGTTCGTGAACACGGAGGCGATCTCCGCAAGGGTGCGCGTCGAGGACATCTTGAAGACGTGGCGGCAGGGTCCACGGTACATGCCGTTCTATGACACGACCGAATACCATGGAACCTGGCAGTTGCCGGATGCAGGACACGCAAACGGTAGAAGGGAACACGAGTACATTGCGATCGGGCGGAAGCGGCCTGCAACGGTCATCAAACGAAACGGCCGCTACCTCTGAGGCCAGGCTTCCTTGACGAGGTCCACCAGGCCAGGGAAGTCCTTCCGGATGTCGTCAACGCGCCCCCCGCTGGCGATGTAGTCCGAGAAAACCTGGCCATATTCCAGGAACATCTGGAACGAGTGACACCGGCCGGCGAATGTGCGCTCGCCGATGTACTCTCGAATCGGCCCCAGCGCATCGTAGCGCCTGCGCAGTTCGTCCAAGGCAATCACCGGTTCACGAGGAGCAGCCATGTGGATCTTCCTTTCCGATGCCTTCCTGTCCATCGTTGCCCACCGGGAAAAACCGGGGGTCCTTCTCGTGCGGGCCCGGGCCCCCGGCGACATCTCTGCCGTCTTTCCGACCGCCGAGGTGAAGGTCACACCCGGCGCCGACTACCGCTACCGGGCCGAGGTGCCGGCCGCCGCGGTGGCGGAAGTGCTCGCGGCACGGGTGCGCGACATCGCGTACCCGAACTTCAAGGACACCGTGCGAGACCCGGCGCGTCACGATGCCTACCTAGACGTGTGGGCCGACATGCGGGTCTTCGGCCGCACGAAGTCTGCGGCTTGACCTAGCCCTGTGGCGCCCTTATCGTTACACAACCCTACGTTGCCAGTGTACACGAGGAGGATGCCGTTGTCTACGAAGCCGTCGCGCACAACGACCACGCCCCAAGACCCCCCACCCCCGCAGCCCGCCCCTATCCGCTTCGACTACAGCATGAAGCTCCACCTCGGCATCCGCCCGCCTACCCAACCCGGCGACAAGCCCACCGGGTACGTGCTCCAGGAGTACCCGGGTGGGAAGGAAGGGGAGAAACACCGCAATGGATGAGTTGACTCTCTGCCCGGGCTGCAAGGGCAAGGTGCCAGAGGGCAAGGAGTTCTGCCCATGGTGCCAGAAGCGGCTGCGAGAACCGAAGCAACCACCTCTGACCCTGGCGCGCGTGCTCCGGGGTGACTACGTGCCGCCGCCGGCTTCTCTTCTCTTTGCCCGGGTTGCCATGTTTGGCGTCTGCTTGGTCGCGCTCGTGTCTCTGGCCGGCGCCGCCGTAGCGTTCTTCGGCGTGCTGTCTGGCGGCCCCTTCGGACATGTCGTGACGGGTTGGACCGGCATGGCGGTAGGCGCCATCTTTCTTGCCTTGGCCGCCGCGCTGGGCCTTCTCCTGAAGATCGAAGAGCACTTGCGCCCGCGCGCCTAACCCCCCTTCCCCCCTCTGCCCCTCACTTTTGGCCCCCGATCGTTGCGATCGGGGGCCTTTTCGTGTTTTCTGCCACTTGACAACGCGACCGCGTGCGTACCCGCCAGTGCACAACGCGACTCGCGGCCCCCCGGGACGCCCCCGGAACCCTTCCGGCGGCGAAACGGCGGGCAACCACGTCCCCGGGCGCGAAGGCCCGGCCCACGTGTCACCCCAAGGAGGAACGCCGTGAAGAAGGTCCGCTACAAAGGGAAGGTCTACGCCCACGACGAAGCCAAGGGCACTCTGACCGAGCTCGACGCCTCCGGAAACGCCACGACGAACGTCCTGACGGAGTTCGACAAGGCGGAGCTGGAGCCGGCCGAGGGCGGCGGGGGCGGCGGGGGCGCCAACGAGGCGGCGCTGAACGCGCTGCGCAGCGAGCTCGGGCGGGCCAAGGCGGAGCTCCAGAAGCTCCAGGGCTCGCTCGGCGGCCTCAAGCCCGACGAGATCTCCTCCCTGGTGACGGAGCTCCAGGAGCGGCGGGCCAAGGAAGAAGAACATCGCCAGGAGCAGCTCAAGAAGGAAGGAAAACTTCAGCAGCTCCTGGACGAGTACAAGCAGAAGGCCGAGACGGAAAAGGCGCAGATGGCGAAGGAGCGCGAAGAAGCCCGCGCGGAGCTGCGAAACTTCCGCATCCAGACGGAGTTGATGCGCCACGCAGCCCGGCCCGACGCGGTGAACGCCGACCAAGTCTCGAGTCTCATCCGACCCTACGTCTCTGTCGGAGAGGACGGGAACCTCCTCGTCCTCGACGATGACGGCAAGAGCGTGCGGCTGGGCAAGGACGCCAAGCCTCTGACGGGGCCGGCCGGGGTGAAGGAGTTCGTGGACGATTTCTATGCGCGCAACCCCTGGTTCGTGCGCGGCCATTCCGGCGGGGCCGGCAGCGGCGGCGGGGCCGGGGGGGGCGCCGGCAGCGGAGCGATCCGCTCGAAGAAGGACTTCAAGAACGATGACGAGCGCGCCGCGTTCATCCAGGAGCACGGCCGCGACAAGTACCTGGGCCTGCCCAACGGGTAAGGCCCGGGAAGGAGCTTTCCAGCCATGGCCATCGGTACCGCAGGCGACTTCAAGATTTACCCGGAGCAGTTCTTCGGGGGCATGAGCGAGGTGATCGAGCAGGAGGCCGAGGTGTTCAACGCGGCCTCCGGCGGGTCGCTCGTGCTCGCCCCCGCGCGCCTGAAGGGCGACTACGAGAAGGAGTCGTTCCTCAAGGCCATCACGAACCTGGTGTCGCGCCGGGTGACCACCGGCAGCGCCGCGTACGCGGACGCAGGCGACCTGCCCATGACCCAGGGCGAGATCGTTGGGGTGAAGGTCAACCGAAAGATCGGCCCCGTGGCCAACACCCTGGACGCGTGGCGCAAGATCGGCGCCAACCCCCAGACCATGAGCTTTCAGCTCGGCAAGCAGATCGGCAAGGCCGTGGCCCTGGACTACGTGAACACGTCCATCGCGGCCGTGACCGCGGCGCTCAAGGGTGTGGCCGCGCTCAACTTCGACGCCACCGGGGCTCCCACCAAGACCCTGACCCACAGCCACATGGTGTCGGGTATGGCGAAGATGGGCGACGCCGCGAGCTCCATCGTCGCTTGGGCCATGCACTCCAAGCCCTACTACGACCTCATGGGGCAGGCCATCGCCGACAAGATCTTCGAGATCGCCGGAGCGACCATCTACGCCGGCACGGTGGCCACCTTCGGCAAGCCCGTGGTGGTGACCGACGCCCCGGCGCTGTGGGACCTCAACGGCTCGGCCACGGACACGTACAACGTGCTCGGGCTCGTTCCCGCGGCGGCCGTGGTGAAGCAGAGCGAGGATCAGGAAGTGGTCTCCCAGCTCGTGACGGGCAAGGAGAACCTCGTCATGCGGGTGCAGGGCGAGTACGCCTTCAACGTCAACGTCAAGGGCTTCACCTGGGACGTGACCAACGGCGGCGCCAACCCCACGGACGGGGCGATCGCCACGAGCTCCAACTGGGACAAGGCGGCGACCGCGGACAAGAGCCTGGCCGGGGTCTGCATCAAGGTCCAGTAGCCCGCGCAAAGGGGAGGCCCGGGTCCGTGATAGGGGCCCGGGCCCTGCCCCACCCGAGGAGGGACGATGCCCCCGACGTTGCTCGTGTACGACCACCAGGGCCGGCCGGAGTTCTCGGCGCTGGCCCTGGCCTTTGCCCGGGGCGCCGAACGACGCGGCGCGACGGTGCAGTTTCGCAACCCCAGCGTGTACCAGAGCCGCGGCGGGTACGAGCCGGCCGCGGCGGTGCTCGTACACGGGATCAACGGTCCCTGTGGGACGATCGTGCGCGACCACCTGGCGGCCGGCGGCTGCCCGATCGTGCTCGAGATGGGGTACGTGCGCCGGGGCGACGGCCTCGACGCCTACTGGTCTTTGGGCATCGGGGGCCTCAACGCCCACGCCGACTTCCGAAACGGCCGGATGCCGGGGGACCGCTGGGAGGCGCTGGGGGTGCCGCTCGCACGGTGGCGGGACCCGGGGACCGGCACGATCGTGCTCGTGGCCGGGCAGGTGCCGGGGGACGCCAACGTGGCGGGTCTCGACACCCGGCGCTGGGCGGAGGCCACGATTTCCGAGCTGCGCGGGCACACGGACCGGCCTATCGTGTACCGGCCCCACCCCAAGGATTTCAACCCCGGCGGCGTCGACGGCGTGCCGCTCTCGCGACGACCGCTCCACGAGGACCTGGCGCAGGCGTGGGCGCTCGTCACATGGAACTCGAACAGCGCCGTCGAGGCGGTGCTGGCCGGGGTGCCGGTGTTTTGCCTCTCGCGGGCGATGGCGAGCCCCGTGGGCCTGGACGACCTCTCCCGGATCGAGACGCCCGCGACGCCCGACCGGCAGCAGTGGGCCCACGACTTGGCGTACACGCAGTGGCGCCTGGACGAGATGGAGGCGGGCTTGCCCTGGCGCCACCTGATGGAGGGCTGGCCGGACGCGGTGGACGTGCCCGCGACGGAGCCGGCCGCCGAGATGCCCCCGGTGGACACTCCCGAGGCGCCCCCGAAGAAGCGCCCTATCCGGAGGGCCCGGACGTGAGCCGCGGCGCCCCCCCGGCATCCCACTCGCCCGGGACTCCTCCTCCCTGGACGGCCGGGTGCGGGCGCCGCCTTTCCCTGGAGGGTGCCTGAGCCGTGGCGAGCCGCGCCCTGACGGTGGAGGCGCCCAACATCGGCCTCCTGACCCGGCTCTTCGAGCTCTTCCCCCAGGTCTTCGCCGACAAGGTCGACATCGCCTTGGACATGGCCGGCGCCATGATCGCGGGTGAAGCCAAGGACACGACGGCCTTCACGGACCGGACGGGGAACCTGCGAAACTCCATCCAGCACGAGGTGCTCTCCGGCCAGGCGGTGGTGGTGTGGCCCGGGATGGAGTACGGCGCGGCGGTGGAGCTGGGGACCGACCCGGCCACGGTCGGCCAGAAGATCTTCCCCAAGACGGCGAAGGTGTTGGCCTGGCCCGATCCGTCCGGCGCGGGAATGGTCTTCCGGGCGTGGTCCACGGTGGCGGCGCGCAAGGCCCGACCCTTCATGCAGCCGGCGTTCGAGGCCAAGCGCGCCGAGGTGGAGCAGCTCTTCGCCGACATGATCGACGTCACACTCGCCGAGCTCGGAGCCTGATCGATGGCGGAGTACAGCGGGACCCGAGACGTGAAGGACCCGGTGCTCGCCGCGGTGACGGCGGAGGCCGACCACGCGGAGGCCGAGCGCGCCCTCAACCGCGAGATGAAGGCGCGCGGCATCGACCCGGCCATCGTGGCGGATCCCGAGTTGCTGACAGACGCCTCCGTGGCCTATGCGTGCATGGTGCGCTCGAAGTACGAGATGCAGGCCGACGGCGATGCCTACCACCTGCGCCTGAAGGAGTACCGCAAGGCGTGGGAGGAGGCGCTCGAAGACCTGACGGCTGCCATGGTGACCGACGCCGTGAACGCTTCTGGCGGGGCGGGCTCGGCGGTGACCACCCTGGTAGCGAGGCGGGGATAGCGGATGAAGAGCCTCGCCGACCTCCTGACGGCCTGGAAGGCGCACCTCGAAGGTGACGCCGACCTGGCCGGCTTCGCGGCCGAGATGGCCCGCGACGTGCCCGGGACCTCCGGGCGCATGGAGGTGCGGCTCGGCAACGAGTTCACCCGCAAGCTCGTTCCCCCGTCGCTGTACCCCTTCGTGCTCCTGACGCTGGGGAGCGAGAAAGAGCGAAGGGATACCCTGTCCGCGGTGAAGGTGCGCCGGGAGGTCCGCCTGCATGGCGGCATCAGCGATCCGGACACCGAACGCGGCACGCTGCGGGCCGTGGCCTTCGAGGAGCTCCTGGCCGACGTGGCTTGGCGTTTCCTGGCGGGTCAGGTCTACGACCCGGAGCGCAACCCCGGGGGCCTCATCCTCGGCTTCGAGGTGCGTCCCCTTCTCTCGGACCAGGACCTCAACCGGCCCGCCGTGCTGCGCACGCTACCGGTGGAGGTCTCCTACGTCCTGGAGTGACGCGATGGCAGATCCCAAACTCTGGACGCATACCTGCCGGTGCGGAACCCGGGTGAACGCGGCCGAGCCGCCCCGACGGGAGCTCACGTACTCCTGCCCCGGGTGCGGCAAGGAGATCGCGGTCAAGCCGCCCGCACCCGCGAAGGAGAAATAACCCATGTCCGTGCAACTGGAGCGTGGCAAGGGCCACGTGATGCAGATCGTGTCCGGGAAGTACCTGGGCAAGCTGGCCGCGGGCGCCGCAACCGACGCCTGGGTCCAGAAGTTCGGGTACGGCCCGAAGAAGAGCTCCGAGACCCACTCCGCCTTCGGATTCGAGGACCCGGTCATCGTGCAGGACACGTACGAGGGCGTGAAGGGCTCCTTCGACGTGCTCCCCAACGCCTCGAACCTGATCGATGCGGTGCTGACCCAACAGGACCTGGCCAGCGCCGTCGGCTTCGACTTCGCCGAGGCGCAGGCGTTCCACCTGGTGTCGAACGTGCGTGACAGCCTGGGGAACTTCTTCCGCAGCCACTGGCTGCGCGGCTGCAAGATCGTGGACGCGCCCTTCGACTCGGCCGTGGACGGCAACGCCACGCAGCGCTACGACTTCGAGGGCACGGGCGCGACGAAGTTCAAGCACCCCATCGGCGTGCGCCACGTGGCCGGGACCAACACGCCCAACCAGGTGGTCAACTTCGCCAAGGCCGACGGATCGACCAATGCGACGGCGGTGGCGTACAAGGGCAACTCCGCCCTGACGGTGCTCAAGGACGGGGTGCCGCTGGTGAAGACCACGGACTACACGGAGACGAGCTCGGCGGTGACGGTGATCGCCGCGGTGCCCACGACCTCGAAGATCACGATCCTCGCCCTGTACGACCCGGCCGCGTAGGCGCCGGCACAACTCGACCTGTCGCGGGGGTGACAGATTGGCGAAGCGGACCCCGCCCGGGAGTGACCCTCCCGAGCGGGGCCTTTTGCTGAAGGGGAACCGGCAGATGCTGCGGCGCTACGCGTGGAACGTGCTCATCGCCCTGGACCAGCTCGGCAACGCCCTGGCCGGCGGGGACCCGGACGAGACGATTTCGAGCCGGATCGGCAAGGTGTGGCGCCGTCGCCGCCGGCCCGACTGGCGCAGGTACCCGCTGCACCGGGCGCTGGGATGGGTCTTGGAGAAGTGGGATCCGGGCCACCTGCGCCGGGCGATCGAAGACGACGAAGGCGAAGACGCAGTGCGAAGGAGGAGGGACTGATGGCGAAGAATCAAAAGAAGCTCGCGCAGCAGGAGGCGGCGCAGGCGGTAGCCCGGATCGTGGACGGCAAGCTCTGGACCGAGTTCGGGGGCCGGGCGCTCGTGCTGCATCGGCTCACGGCCGCGCAGGCGAACCGGCTCACGCTCGTCTACCACCGGGAAGTGGCCCGGCTGACGGCCGAAGGCGAGCTCTTGAGCGAGGCTCTCCTGGACGGGCTCGTGGCCCAGCGCGCCAAGGCGGCGGGCATCGACCCGCGGGCCCTGGACCCGGAGGTGCGCCAGGAGGTGCTGCGCCGGGTGTACGCGGTCGTGCCGGAGGCCTTCGGGGCACAGGGCGAGGCGGCGATCGCGGCCAAGGCAAAGGCCGTGGGAGACGCGTTCACGCCGGAGGAAGTCGTGATACTCGAGGCCATGGCGGCCGTGGACCGGCTCAAGGCGAGCCTGGAGGGCGCCACGGTGGAGACGGCGGCCCGAGCGCTCCAGCTTCAGCACGAGCTGTGGACCGTGGCCCGGGGAGAGGAGGACGCCCCCTTCTGGCCCTCGCTGGAAGCGATGCTCGCCGAGCCGGACGATGCCTTCCGCGACCTCCTGGGGCAGTACCGGGCCTGGAAGGCAGGGGCGGGCCCCGATTTTTTCTCCAGGTTGCCAGGTCGGAGACCTGGCAAAGCCGCTGGCGCCTGAGCGCCGACGGAAACCCCTACGGCCGGCCGCCGGCAGAGTGGACGGACGACCAGGTGGAGCTGGTGACCATGAGCCGGATCCTCGACGGGGTGGCGGCGATTCCGGAGAAGACGCGGGGGCCCCTGGAGAAGATCGAGACGTGGGCGGACGTGCAAAGGGTGCTCGCCCTGGCCCAGCGCACGCAGGGCGGCCCCCGGCACAAGGGCCACGACTACAGCGAGTACAGCGAGGTGCTGTGACCCACGGGGAGCGGCGGTAAATGGCGGAACGCAGCGAAGTCGAAATCCTCCTACGGGCCATCGATCAGGTGACGGCGCCCTTCCGCACGGCGGGCCGGGCGACGGGCGACCTGACGAAGGCGCTGGCGGAGGCCGACGGGCAGGCCCGGCAGGTGGGCCCTGGGGCCGAAGCCGCGGGCCAGGCGTTCCAGCGGATGGGGGGGCACGCGGGGCAGGCGGCGGCTGCGGTGCAGACGCTGGTATCGGCGCTGGGGGTGCGCGCCGCGGTGCAGGGCATGGTGGGGGCCGTCACGGGGGCGGTGCGCACCTTCTCGGACTTCCAGCTCGGCTTGACGGAGGCCGGCGCCGTGGCGGGGGCCACCGCGCAGGAGATCGCGATCCTGCGCGAGCGGGCCTTGAGCCTCGGCGAGTCCACCAAGTTCAGCGCGAAGGAGGTGACGAGCGCCTTCTACGAGATGTCGTCTGCGGGCCTGAGCGTGACGCAGCAGCTCGCGGGGATCGAGGGCGTTCTTGACTTCGCCGCCGCGGGCAACATCGCCATCGGGGAGGCGGCCGGGGCCGCCACCGTGGGCCTCAAGGCGTTCCGGCTCGAGGCCACAGAGACGACCCGGGTGGTGGACGTGTTCACCAAGGCCGTGACGGCGAGCTCGTTCAAGGCAGGGGAGTTTCAGCAGGCGATCGCCTCCGGCGGCGGCGTGGCGGCGCAGGCGGGGCAGAGCCTGGAGAGCTTCATTGCTGCCGCGGCGCAGCTTCGAAACATCGGCGCGGCGGCGTCCGACGCCGGCACGAGCATCAAGGCGGCCCTGATGCAGGGAGTCATCAACCCGAGCGTCGAGGCCCAGAAGAAATACGGCTACCTGATCGAGCAGTTCCGCGACGGCACCGGGAAGGTGAAGCAGTGGGCCGACATCGTGGCGGTGGTGGAGCGGGAGACCGGGAAGATGGGCGATGCCCAGCGGGACGCCGCCATCGCCACGATCTTCGGCGCCGACGGCATCCGAGCCATGACGGCCAGCCTGGCCGCGGGTTCGGAGAAGGTGCGGCAGTTCACCGAAGACCTCCAGAAGGCGGAGGGCACGGCCAAGTCTATCGCCGGGGTCATGATGCAGCAGCTCGACGGCTCCCTGAAGGAGCTCGCCGGCAGCCTGGAGACGTTTCGGATCAAGGTGGGGACCGACCTCGAAGAGCCGGCCCGGGGCGTGCTCGGCGCCATCACGGAGCTCATCCGGGGCTTCAACGGCCTGGACGACGCCACGCGCCAGTCTGTGCTCATCCTGGGGGGCGGGGTGGGGCTGACGGCAGTTGCCGTGCTGGCCACGGCGGCGGTGCTGGGGCTTTCGGCGGCGCTCGGGGGGGTGCTGGCGGGCGCGGGGGCGATCCTGGGCCCCATCGCGGCCGTGGGGGCGGTAGTGACGGTGCTCGCCGCGGGGCTCTACCGGCTCCAGGCGCAGGCGAAGGAGACGGGGCAGGTCTTCGGCATGACGGTGGACGAGAACGTGGCGGCGGCGCACCGGCTCAAGGGGGCTGCGGCAGAGGTGGCCGCGAGCCTCAAGGCGATGGGGGAGGCCGGGGAGCAGGGCCGCAAGAAGATCATCGAGACGGACGACGCCGTGCGCAAGGTGCAGGCACTCCAGAAGGAGTACGAGGGGCTGCGGGGGGAGACCACGCTCACGGCGGAGCAGAAAGAGCGACTGCGGACCGTGGTGGGGGAGCTCAACACGTTGATCCCCAGCCTCAACCTCAAGCTGGACGGGGAGAACCGGGCACTCTCCGAGGTGCGCGGGGAGCTGCGGGCGTACATCGAGCTCAAGGGGCAGGAAATCCGGGCGGAGCGGGAGGCTGTGGCATCGAAGGCCCGGCTCGCCGCAGACGAGCTCGGCATTCTCTACGTGCTGGCCCGCGAGCGGGAGCGCGTGGCCCGGGAAGCCTTGCAGAAGGCCCAAGAGACCGTGGCCGCCGGCGACCGGGCCATCGCCAAGGGCGGCGACAAGGTGCCGGGGAACTACTTCCAGGCGAAGGAGGCCGTCGCGGGGCTGACTTCCGAGCTCGGAGCCGCTGGCGCCGAAGCGCAGCGACTTCAGGGGGAGATTGCGCGCACCGGCGAAGAGGTGCGGCGTCTCCAGAACCTGCCCGAGCCCGAGTTCCTCAAGTGGCTGCGGGGCGAGAAGACGCCAACGCAGAGCCCTACGAAGGCCGTGGATGACGGTCTGGACCACACCTTGACGAAGGTGCAGGGGGCGTTCGGGCTCCTGGAGCAGTGGCAGGTGGACACCCTGAAGGCCCTGGACGACGCCAAGGGCAAGGCACTTCGGATGACGGGGGACATCCTGGAGGCGCAACGAGGGCTCTTCGACGCCGGGGCCCTGGACCCCGCCGCGTTCATCGGCGTGCTCACGGAGATGATGACCGAAGAGCTCACCGTCGCCGACGCCACGAGCGAGCGCTACAAGGCCATCTACGCGGCTCGGCAGAAGGCCATCCAGGACACGATCCGCCTGAACCTGGACCTCGCCGAGAGCGAGCGCATCAGCCCGGAGGAGGCGGGCCGAAGGAACCAGGCGCTCGTGGCGCTTCTGGAAGCCACGGGGGACCGCCGGGTGCTCCTGGAGAAGGGTGTGCAGGACGCCATCGGCCAGCTCCAGGACAAGGCCTTCGCGGACTTCGTGAAGCGGGAGCAGCGCCGGGTGGACTCGGGTGCGCTCTCCCAGGCGGGGATGCTCGAGCTGATCGACGCGGAGATCCGCAAGCGCGAAGCAGCCGGCGACACGGACCGCAAGGTGCTCGACGAGATGCGCGAGGTGCGCCGCCGGTTCGCGGAGCAGGTGCGCGGGGACCAGGACGCGCAGGTGCGGTGGGAGACCGAGACCCACCAGCGCACCCTGGAGAGCTACCGGGACTACCTGGCCCAGCGCCTGGACGACACGCGCGCCGGCACGGAGGAGTACCGGCGCATCTTCAGCGACTGGCAGGCGGCGAGCCGCGAGGTGGACATCGCCACCCCGATTCGGCGCCAGGCGGCCGAGGTGGAGCGGCTCCAGACGACCCTGGAGGTCGCCAAGAAGGAGTTCCAGGAGCTCTACCGGGCCGCCTCGCCCTCGGAGCAGAAGGCGGCGGCGGAGGCGCAGTTTGAGACGATCCGCCGCACGACGGAGGCGACCCGGGCGCACTTCGAGCTCTTGCTCCAGAAGGCGAAGCTCGAGACCGACCCGGAGCGCCGGGCCGCCCTGGAGCAGGATGCGCTCCGGGCCCGCGGGGCGCTGGTGGACGCCCTGTCGGAGTACAGGCGCTTCGCCGCGGAGGTGGAGGGCCGCGCGGGTACGGGGTTCCTTCGGCAGTTCCAGTGGGACGAAGAATCCATCCGCGACCTGCTCCAGACCCTGGACGCCGAGATGCGGGTCAAGGTGACGCTGCCCACGGGAGAAGTGGTGGAGCGCGCCGAGACGGCCGTGGAGCGGGCCCACCGGCTCATGGAGGAGGCGGGGCAGACGGGCGCGGGCATCACGGACACCCTGCGGCGCATGGAAGAGAGCAACCGCGCGGACCGGGCTGACGCGGCCACGAAGATGGAGACCGTGGGGCGCCAGATCGCGGACCACGCCTCGGCGGTACAGGAAGCGGCCCGCCAGACGGCGCGCATGGCCGACCGGGTGCTCCAGACCATCGTGGTCAACATCGGCAAGCTCGAGCTCGGCCGGGAGCTCGAAGACGCCGTGCGGCGGCAGCTCTCCGCCGTGCTGGCATAGCGGGAGGCGGCGGTGGCCCAGCTCGTGGTGGTCGGCAACGACACGCGGCTCCGCAAGGCCCTGGTGGCCTTGACGGACATCCCCGGCCACACGACGCCGCTCTACCTGGGGGCCCGGTACGAGGGCAAGGACATCCAGCTCTCGGGGTACGTGAAGGGAACGAGCCATGCCGATGCCAAGGCGTTTCTGGCGAGCCTGGAAGCCGACTTCAAGGCGCAGGAGCAGTGGACCGTGGCCGGCTTCACGGGCTACGTGGACAGCTTCGCCTACAGCGAGGTGCCCAACGCGAAAGGGCACCGGGTGAGCATCACGCTTCGGAGGTTCGACTGATGCCGGCAGCCGCCAAACAGAAGGTCATCCTGACCCTGGAGGAGTTGCTGGAGCGCCTGGCCTACTGGCAGACGCACCTCGGTCTGACGGAGTGGGAGTTCGTGCTCAAGGTCGGTCGCTTCTCCGGTCTGAGGGACTGCCAAGCCGACGTGAACTGGAACCTCAGTAAGCGGCAGGCCCTGATCAAGATTCTCGACGCGGCGGACTATGACGCGAACGGGTTCGACTGGCCGCAGGACATGGAGGAGAGCCTGCTCCACGAGCTGCTGCACTGCCATCTGGCCGTGCTTCACCGTGAGGATGAGACCGACCTTGCCGAGATTGGCCACGAGTGGGCCGTGAACAGCCTAGCGCGGGCTCTCGTGACGCTGGCGAGGCAGGCCCGCGGCTGGATCGTGCGCCCCGGAGAGGACCAGACATGAAGGCGCGCCTCATCCATCTCGTAGGCGTTCGCGAGCACCACCGGGTCTACTGGGGAGACGCCTGCCCGCGCGGCCCCTACCACAACGCGATGGTCCACGTCCGAGATCACGCAGGGGCCGACCCTCGTGCCGAGCCGATGTACTCCGTCGTCCTGCGGGCCGAGGACCTGCTGCCGGAAGGCCCGTGGCCGGCCGCCTGTGATGGCTGCGGTGCCCCGGTGCCCGATCGTCACGGCGCCAACTACCAGGTCTTCCGCCAGAAGCTCTACGACACGGCGAGCGGCAAGCCGGAACCGGGAGACCTCTTCTGGGCCGACTGGTACGGGACCCGGGATGGCGATGGCGGCTGCGTCTTCCACGACAACTGCGACGGGCGCCACCTCTTCGCGGTGACCCCTAGCGGCCACCACTGGGACATCGACGGGCGGGCGAGCAACTGCACGATGCCGACCGAGCGTCTGCACCGGTGCTGGATCCGCCACGGGGAGCCGCCGCTCGTCACCGTGGACAAGCTGGGGGTGACCTGCGCGGCCGGGGCCGGCAGCATCGCGGTCCCCGGGTATCACGGGTTCCTGAGGAACGGAGCATTCACGTAGCCCATGGCCTCCTACCTCCCCGCCACCAACGCCAGGGCGATCCGCCTGAGCTACACGCTCTACGGCGGGCCGCAGACGGCGCAGTTTGCGGTGACGCACGCCGTGGCGGCGGGGTTCGCCCTGGGGCAGGTGGTGGCGATCGGGGAGCATTGGATCGGCGAGGTCGTCACCAAGCGGCGGATGGACGACTACCAGACCGAGGTGATCCTCTCGGGGCTCGCCCGCAGGCTCGAAGGGCTCTACTGGCGCGGCCGGTACAACACCACCAAGGACGACGGCACTCCCGAGTACGGTTCCCAGACGGCGGCCGACCTGGGGGCGGTACTCACGGACCTGCGCCCGATCCTCCAATCCGTGGGCCTCGACTGGACGGAGACGCTCTCCACGGGGATCGTCCCGATGGAGGCGGAGTTCCAGGGCACGGTGCGGGAGATCCTGGACAACATCGCACAGGCTGCGGGCATGGCATGGACGGTGGACACGGTGCAGAGCGCCGGGCGCTACCTCGTGCGGTTTCGCAGCATCACGCTGCCGGCACCGGGCACTCCGGAGGAGGTGTCGGCCGAGACGGTGCGCAACGTGCTCGTGATCGAGGGCGCGCCCAAGCCCCCCTTCAACCGCGACGGGAAGACCGACGCAGAGGCCTGGGCCTACTACACAGATCTCGAGGACTTCACGGGGCTCTACGGCGACGGGTTGGCGCGCTTCCACTCGGAGCGGCGCATCTGGGTCTACCAGCACGCGGCGAGCGTGGCGACCTACGGCCGCCGCGAAGAGCGCGTGAGCGTGCCCTACATCGGCGACGGCGCCGCGACCTCGGGCAGTGCCTGGCAGCTTGCCCAGACGTTCTTCGCCAACTTCGCGCAGCCGCGGGCGTCGACCAAGCGCGCGGACGTGATCCAGGGGCCGGGGCCGGCGGCACACGAGTCTCTGCCCTGGGAAGTGGGGGCCCGGGCGGTGGACGTGGCGGTCCTCCCGGCCGGCGGCGCGACGATCGCGCTACGGGCGGACTACAAGACGAGCACGGGGGAGCTTCTGAACTCGGCGCTCTTCCGCTCCGGCGCGGCGATCCGGGCGATCCCCGGGAAGGGTGGCGTGGACGACCGCACGCCGCCCACGGTGACGCTCTCCACCTCGCAGCCGGCGGATGCCCAGGGCGCCCCGGAGCTCGGCGCCCCCGCAGTCTTCTACGCGACGGCCGTGGACCGGGGGACCGGGGTCCGTGCCGTGGAGCTCACGCTTCGGGGAACCCACCACAGCACGGGGTTGCCTCACGCGGTGACGCTCGCGATGGTCCAGGACGGCGCGGACCCGACGCGGTGGGGCAAGGAGTACAACTGGGCGGGGCAGTTCCGGCGCGGGACGAAGCTCGAAGCCTACGCCAGGGCCGTGGATGGGGCAGGAAACTACGCCTTCAGCGCCATCGGCGCCCACACCCTGGACAAGGATCCGCCGGTAGTGACCGTGTCGGTAGAGAACACGGGCACCGTGGAAGACCCCGGCGCCGCCTCCTATGCGCAAGTGACGGGGCCCTTCAAGTTGTGGATCAACGTCCAGGACAAGAGCAAGGCTACGAAAGTCGAGGTGTGGGCGAACAACGTGATGCGGTCGGACATCACGGCCAACTGGGACGAGGAGTCGAAGCGCTACTTCTTCACGTCGACGGCTTCGAGCTTCAACGGGAAACACCGGTTCCAGGCCCGGGTGACCGACGCCTTCGGCCAGACCACGACCTCGCAGGAATTCTACCTGGAGGGCCGGCGCAAGGGCACGGACCCTGGAACCACAACCAACGACTGGGCCGACGGCGCGAAAGAGGAAGACGGGCTGGCGACGGACGAGCGCATCCACGGGACCAACGTCGCCCCCGGCACGATGCCCGCGGACCGCCTCGCCGGGGGGCTTCCCGCGGGAGACGCGATCCAGGAGACCGTCGGCGGTGTGACGCGCCGCTGGGGGTGGACACCCATCGGGCTCGCCCGGGGCCTGGCCCTGACCGTGGCGAGCGTGGTGCGGGCATGGTTCACGGACACGGGGGACCTCGTGCCGGCATCGGACGGCGGCCAGGACCTGGGGGCGCCGGACCAGAAATGGTACGAAGTCTTCACGGAGAACGTAACGGCCACGAACTGGGGCATCGACGATGCCGGCTGGCCGCTGGGGGGTCTCAAGAGCTACATCGACGCCTCCGGCGGCGGGTCCGGCGGCTTCGCCGAGCGCCTGGAGCTCACCGCCTTCAGCGGGACCGTGACGCTCTCGCTGGTGCTCATCAGCAACGTGGCGCATCTGGTGGCAAAGGACCAGGCAGGCAACGAGGTCTTCCGGTTCAACTTGGAAGCGGACGAGTTCACGTTCGGCGACCCGACCGACGCCGCCAAGCGGATGATCCTGCGACCCCGGGCGACCGGGACCACGAAGATGCTGGAAGCGCCTGGATGGTCCGTGCGCGCCGACGGCGTGGCGACCGGCATCCGGGTCGGGTTCAAGCAGGGGTAGGCGATGGCACTTGCAGCCATGTACGAAAGCGACGGTCAGACGGTGCGCGACGCCGGGGCGCCGGTCCTGTGGGGGGAGCCTGGCGATTGGGACGCGATCATCGTGAACACCAGACAGCGCCTTGCGGCCTGCTACGCCATCGTCGGGGAACTGGGAACGCCGACCTGGACGCGGGGCACGACCGACGACCTCGGCAGCCCGGACGGCTTCTTCGTCTCGCACGTGACCGACCTGCGAAACGACGTGTGGGATCTTCAAGACTGGCTCGGGCAGACCCGGGCGACCTGGAGCACGCCGACCCTTGCGCCCCGGTACGCCTCGGGCGGTGAGGAGATCAACGCGACCACGTTCACGGATGCTCGGGACGTGCGGATTCTGAACGAGGTGCTCAACGCCCTGGACGGGATTGAGATCGCGCTGGGGATCGGACTTGCCGCACCCCAGAACGCACGGGTCGAAGTGCTCGGGGTGAAGGTGGGCGCGTGATCGCAACCGTGAAGTGGGACGCCGTCGGTTCCCCCACCGGCTACGTGGTGGCCCGATGGGACGACAGCGACAGCAGGTGGTGGGTGCTGCGTGGTGACGGCACGGCGAGGCACGAATGGTTCTCGACGTTTCTCGGGCGGGATCGGGCAACGCTAGGCACTGCGTACGCAGGACTCGTGCTCCACGTGCCCGGCAGGCTTCAGTACACCCTGGAAGATCAGACCACGCACATCCACGGCGGCACGCATTATCAGGTGATCGCGTACAGCCAGCCGCTCGCGGCGATCAGTCAGTACACGACCCTGGCGCCGGCCTCCGACGTGGGGTGGCTCTCGCAGCCGCCGACCGACCATCGGGTCAAGCTGCGCCGCCGGTACTATCTGGCGCCCAAGACGCGGACCATGAACGTTCAGCGAGCCAACGCGGTGACGCACGCCCGGTTCAAGATCGAGACCAACGTCGCCGGGCAGAGCTACGCGGCACTGTCGGGCTTCGGGCTGAGCTGGACGAAGACCCGGGTGCTCGAGCTGTGCGGGGCGCCGTCGCTGGCGGTCGAGGGCGAGGTTCGCGCCCACGATATCAGCCAGAACGTGGCGATCTGGACGTAGACGATGCCCATCACCATGGCGTGCCAGACGCTGATCCTGGCCGACGAAGACCTCGACGAGAAGGTCAAGGTCTACTACGACGAAGGGGCGGGGCGAGTGGTGATCCGCCCCAAGGCAGGTGTTGCCTTGGGGCTCGGCCCAGACACGATCGGGCTCAAGTGGGACGGCGGCTCGAAGACCTGGATCCGTGACATCGAGCTCGTCTTCAACGGGCCGATCGCGCAGGCGGCCAGGCCGGTCGACGAAGGTCCCCACTCGGAACAGGACGTGATCGTGGCAATCGGCTCCCTGACGATCCAGGACAGGTTCAACTACGACCGGGCCGTCTTGCGCTGGCTCCCAGTCGAGGAGCAGGCCGCCGCTGGACGCAGCTATGGCGTGGACGTGGTGGAGCTCGATGTCCTGGACGCCTTGACGGGTGTCGTCCTGACAGGGGGTGCCGACGTGGATGCCGATTCACACGTTGGCATTCACGTATCCGCTGGCCCACGCTACTACCCATTCGCCTAAAGGAGAGACCATGTCTTTCGGTACTCCAGATGCACAGATCGCAGCGGCTGTTGATACGAACACGATCAACCTGGAACAGCATGTCGGCTCCGTTGACGCGCTAGGAGGCGACAAGCTCAACCTGGTGCCCGAGGGCGGTGTGGGGCTGACCAGTCGGATCGTGGACCCGAATGGTGTCACGCGAGCTCTGCCTGGCAACCAGTTCTATACCACGCTGTCCGGCGAGTTCGTCTTGCCAGTCTCGGTCACGGATGACGGCGGCAACGTACTGAGCTATCAGCTCATACAGACTCGCATCGTCAAGGGCATCAGGCGCTATCTCGTGCCAAGCACGCACGTCGTCATCGACTGCAACCGTCCATGGGGCTTTGTGGCTGGGCAGCCAACGATCCACGTTCGTAACGGGGACCTCGAGACTGGGCGTTTCGACCCGGTGACCTTCCAACTCCTCCACCACTACGACGTGGGGCACCCGAACCGAAGCGGCTGCGGGTTGGACGTGCAGGTGCTCGCCTCCAGCGCCCTGCTCACCGTCGAGAAGAGCAGCCCATCGTTCCCGCAGGTCGTCACGCTCAGGGCCCACGTAACCCCGGCGATGGCATGGCAGACCGACCCGGCGACCGGCGTGCGCTACTTCGACCTGGACGTGCCCAAGATCGGGCTCGCCTTCCCCGGGGTTCACGACGCCTACCGGCTGAGCTTCATGCTCGATCGGGTGAGGCTGCGGGTCTGGGACGGCTACGTGTCCACCCTGGCCGCGACCGACCTCGCGGTCATGTCGGACCAGATGTTCCGGCTCATCCACCGCACCCTCCCTGTGCTCTCCCAGTCCTACCAGTGCCGGGTGCGCGTGGCCGGCAACATCGGCACCCTCGCCGCCCCGGGGCTCCAGGACGGCGACTGGGTCAACGTGACCGGCGCCCAAGCCTTCACGCAGTACACCGTGAACGTGGTAGAGAGCTACGCGGAGACCACTGCGGGCGGCGCCTCCGTGACCCCGTCGCGCCTGCCCAACGCCACGGCCAGTACCATCGTTGAGATGCCGACGGCGTCGCCGGTGAGCGTGATCGTCAACCAGGTGGTGAAGCCGCCGCCGGCCTGGGCCGGTGTTTCCATCCCGCCCCCGCCCGCGTACCACTGGCTCTCGATCTACCTCGACGTGGACCACCGCTACATCCTCCACGTCCTGCCTCTGCCGGTGAACCCCAATCGGATACCTGTCCTCAACGGCTGGCCAAGCGCGATCCCGGTCAGCTTCTGGATCGAGGACACCCTGGACAACACCAGCACCGACTGCCCGTACCCCATCTGGTTCGGCTGGAAGGAGGAGAACAGCGCCTTCTCCGTGCTCGATCCGAACCTGCCGCTCACCACCCCGATGCCGCGGCAGCGAGTGTTCGGGCCGATGGACATCAACCCGATGAAGACCCACACGGTCTATCGGACATGGATCATCGTCCCGGGCAACACCATCGCCTCCCCGAGCACGCTCCGGGTCAACGGCGTGGACCTCGCCACGTTCAACGTGCGCGCCTTCGACCCCACGGACGCGCGCGACGCCAACTTCTTTGGCGACTGCCTGCTGTGGGTGGCGCTGGGGAACTTCGTCCACCTGATCGAGAACGACCCCCGGCACACGGCGCTGCACCGGGCCAGCTTCCTGGTGAACCAGCTCGCGCGCTTCGCCGTGAGCCTGGGCAACCAGGAGCACGTCTCCGCCTTCGCACAGTACGGCTTCGGCGGCAACGCCACCAAGAGCGCCGCCTGTGCCTACCTGCTGGGGACCACCAACTGGAACGGCTGCCTGGACGACTGGATGCAGAAGGCTCAAGCGCACCTCGTCGCCAGCGGCGAGGGCTTCCTATCCTCGGTGGGCGCCTTCACCGCCGGAACGCAGAACGGCTTCGCCCTGGGGCTTCCTTTTGGCACCTCGACTGCCTACTACACCGGCAGCCCCAAGCTCGACGTGAACCGTAACATAGTCGGTATCGTCATGGCGTACCACTGGCTCGACTTCGCAGCCGGCACGCCCAAGACGGTGGGCGGCGGGCTCCATTCGAGCGTGTGCGTGGTCACGGACTGGAACGGCTACGTCCGCACCGTGGGGCCGGTGGTTGGTGCCCCGGCGCCCATCGACCTGTCCAATGGGCCCTTCCTGGCCCTGGCCGCCACCGGCACGTTCTTCGCCGACCTGGACCTGGACAACACCGACGCTTACTGGTGCGACATCTCCGTCAACGGCCGCGCCTACGTCGAAGCGGACCCTCTCGACCCGGAGCAGGCGTACTGGTGGCAGACCCGGATCGACCCCACCACCGGGCAGCTCTGGACCCCGACCTACGCGGACCCGCCCGGGTACAAGGCTGACGGGCAGGAGACCCCGTACCTCGTGGACCACGCCAAGATCGTGGCATACGACCCCCTGAGCCCCGACGAGAAGGCCATCACCACCCTAGAC